AATATGCCCCCATGGGTTGTCCAACAGCGTAGTGTATTACACTACCCTTCTTGGATTTCCCAAAAGGCATGTCCATTAATTGAACTCATACACGAGATAAGAACTTACCTATAAATAGTTCTAGAATATCCCTTTGAATATCCCGAGGTAACCTATCGGTTGCCGCGGTTAAATCATAAGAATAATAATTAGATCCATTTTCATTTAAAGCCATTACTGGCTTCATCTGATTATAGGTACCATCTGTAGGGAGCCCTTCAATAAACTTGAAGATTTCTCTATGTAATGGATAGAGCGCTACTTGGGTCCAATAGTTCGTAATCCCGATAATACGGGCTTTACCAGCTGCGTTATAAACTGCAGCTAGACGACCTATTTGAAACCTTTCAGATCAATAAAATAATCTGATAGGTAAGGACACAAGACAGCAAATGGAGAACGAGAAAAGCATATAAAAGGACCTAGTACCTGCAAATCACATTCAAAGTGAGGCGCAATACCTAGGGTTACTTATAACCGCTATAGTATCGTCAACCAAACCTCTCCATGCAATAGAGTTATTAGGCCCAGCAGACTCTGGTAAAAGAGCCTTAGCTTGTAAACGAGTAAACACTATGTCTGACACATTTGCTAATTCACAAAGTCGCCTTTTAGACTCAATAAGAGTCTCGGTTGCCAGCGTACGATACTTACCGTTGAATTTTTCAATAACGGAGGTATAGTCCACTGGTGGCCATCAAGGAACGATTCTATGAATACCTAACAAGGTCATTATAGCGATATACAGCTTTCTTTCAGACGCCATACGTTTCCGTAGGCGCCCGGGTATAATAAGTGGTAAACCACTTACCTTTCCAACCGCAACCCCCAATTTGGGATTGTAGCTGGAACCTACTATGACGGATACGCAGATAGTATAGCACTCTTTAAGATAGAGATAAACCTGTTTAAGGTTTCTTCTCTTTCCTTGAGTTATATACATGCTCTGAATCCTATTTAATAAGATTTGGAGCACAGCTCTGTCATCCTTGGTACCCGTAGCCCAGACGAGAATCCTGAATCAAGGGTCAAAATCTTTGTCCCTCATTCAAGATCCGTTCCTTAAGCTACGAGGAACATTTAGCTTATACACGTTAATATTTGAATTTTTCATTTGTTAATATGTATAAGAAATGGTTAATCTCAACTATACCCATTGCCAGCAGGCTACCACGCCAAACTGGAGTAAGTATAGAGGTACGTGCCTTTCGGCATTTACGTAGTTCTAAGAATTTACTCTTAGGTAGACTTTCTCATCTACTTTAGTTCTATATTGCACCTAGATTTTAATCTAGTTGTCTCAAACGAACCGTAAGGTTGGTAAGAGAATGCAAGGGGTTTTGAACAAAGGTCCGTTAAATTGAACGGA